CTATTTTTCAACGCCTATTGGCTTTGGTAAAGCAGGGGGTAACACACATAGGTTCATATTCTTTGCTACCTCGATAACATCGTCCTGATCCACATGCGTGTAAATATTTGCTGTGATACTTATATCACTGTGTCCCATTAACTTTTGAGCCATTCTGATGTCGACTTTGTTCTTCGCAAGATTAGTGCAGTATGTATGCCTTAAACAGTATTGCACAATACAGGAATCTAAAGGATAAGGTTCTGTGAGTTGATTGCGATATGTTTTACATCCCATTCTAAGATTTATATTCCTTTTATAGCTTTTCCAAGTTTTTCTCATGTAATTTTCAGTTATTCTATTACCTTTTGAAGTCACACAAATAGTCATATCTCTAGGTGTATCTTTAATTATGTCATATAGCCAATCAGGCAAAGGAACATATCTATTTGCATTCTTTGTTTTTGTCCCGCAAATGTGGAGTAGATTTACATTATCAACAGATTGTATATCTTGACCTTTACAGTTATACGCTTCACTTGGTCTGCATCCGCAGTACAACATGAGTAAAAAACCATAATACTTCCTGTTTGTCATGGCTACTTCAGTAAAAATTTCTTGCTCATATTCTGTTAAAGCACGCCTTGTTTTTTTTACTCCAGAGGGCTTTTGCACGAATTTCGCAGGGTTTTCATTTATTAGCTTTTGTTGTTCTGCTTTATTCATCAAAAATTGAAGTGCCTGATATACCTTGTTGATTTGAGACGTAGATTTACCCTGCTGATAGTTTAAAACCTGCTGACAATGCAAGGGCTTTATATCTTTAAGTTTTAAATTGCCCAAGTGAGATAAAATGCTGCTTCTAACGGTATAAATAAAATCCTGCTTAGTTTTTTCTTTTACATTTACTTTATAGGTATCGATACAACAACTTGCCCAATCGGATAAAGACATCGACGATTCTATGGATACTCTTCCTTGCTCAAGCTCCATTTTACGCCTTTCGGATTTTCTTATAAGCTCTTTTTCAGTATCGGCATATATCTGATATCGCTTGCCATCGAAAGTAAACGTTGTTTTATATTTATATTTTTTCATTAAAAAAGCGCCTCCTTATTTGACACAGGAGCGCTGCAATGATACAATTTGAGTGCTAATCGGGTTGTATCACTACAGCCTACCCCGGGCTTTATGCCCAGGGATTTTTTATTTTAATTTATAGTTTATTAAAAAAGATATTCCTGTAAAAATAAGCTATCTTTTGGATAGTTTTCACAATGAGAATTGAACCATAAATTGATTGATTCCTCAATTATGCCAGCAGGATGTTTATTGTCAATTAAGTTTAATGCTTTTAACAATTCTGGGAGGCTTGCATTGTTTCCTTTCCGATAGTCCTCTTCCGAAATTCCATTGTTCTTATGCAAAATTTCACTATATCTAAATTTGGCCTTAGGAGAGAAGTTATATACTCTACCCCCGTGCGCAACAATATTTCGATAATCAAGACAAACAAATAAAGTATCCATAAATAAATCGATAATGGCTGGCATAGAATTAACAATAGATATATCTATGCCGTAGATAAGAGCTGCAACGTTATTTTTTTCTTTAGACTTAAGCAATTTAGTGAAATTAACTAAATTGCCGAAACTTGCTCTTTTTAGTAGTACCCAGGGAGGTACATTATTGTACTTCTCGCGATGATGTTTGATTGGTTCATAGTCGTCTTTAAGGATATAATTAAATTTATCCAAAATATAATCTCTTTGAAACTTACCTTTTCGAGCTTTGCCTGTTCTGTAGTTCTCCTTTTTTAGATATAATGCTTCTTCGGCACTAAAAGATTCTGCTATGGTATGAGCAACGGCGGTCCTTAAAGTGTCCTCGACCTCAAGCATCGCTTCCATTACGCTTGATCTTATATTTCTATCCATACAATATAGTGAAAATATCTGTTCAAACATTACACCAATTTTGTATTTTTCTTCTCCGTTTTCATTTACGCAATCTATATAGGGGTCTTTATATCCATTTATTATATTGTAGTATCCAAAACGCTTTAATAGATGCTTTGCAGTTTCTTCATTTCCAAATAATAAACTCCTCTTTCTTAGAATCTCTATTTGTTGGCCAAAGCTTGTAAAATTTTTATCGATCAGCAAAATTTCCCTCTCTACTCTAAAACGCAAAATGCCTCAAGCTATTCGCTTAAGGCATCTGGTAGGATTAAAAGCTAATCCAGTCATTAAATTTATATCCAGTTTACACCTAAAGCATAAATAAGTCAATCCGTGTTTTGATGTGATTTGCGTTAATTTGATTAAATTTGATTTATTTTATGTAAGATTTTTAACTATAAATTTCAATAAATACCATTGGTTGTGTATTGAGAACACCAATGCCACAACAAGTTGTGTTGCGTGCTTCTCACACGATTATTTTGGCTAATTTAAGCCGTTTGTCCTAGTCTGTTCACACGATTAGCTCACGATTATATAGGCTTTTACTTTTCTTTAATTTCGTATTGAGCTACTTTATAAGTTACTACATTTCCATCAGGTTTATCTGTATCATATTGAACAACTTCTACTTTATGTTTGCCAACCTTTAAGTCATTTTTTTCTAAATCAATTGTTGATTGGGCATCACCAAATTGGTCTTTGTCTTTTTCCATGCCATCAACATACACATAGGATAGTTTGCTACCATCAAAATCGGAAGTGTCTAGTCCTATTTGAATTAACTGGTCGTCTTTTTCAACAAAGAGAAATGGAACATTGCCGTCTTCAGATGTACCGCTTGGCGTGGAAAGCATTATTGTACCGTTGCCCATATCCTCATAATCACCTTTAAAATCTTTTTCAACTTTCTTTTCTTCGGATTTTGTTTCTTTTGACTTTGACTCATTTGTGTTGCCATTATCGCCACATGCCACAAAGACAAACGCAAGGACTAAAGCCAACATTACAACTGATAACTTTTTCATTTTTACCTCCTCAAAATTATTAATTAAAATATAAAATACTATTCATAGTGCATGGTATACGCCAACGCACTAACAAACCTTAGTTGCTACCTTACAGGCATTGATAACTCAACTAAAACTTCAACTCCGTATTCGTCTTCACCAGTGACAATAACTTCCTTCATATCGTAACTATTATCATCTTCTTCCAAATCAACAAATTTATACTTACCACCAGTAATATAAGCATTAATATTTTGAATTTCTCCAGCATTGCTATATTTTAGAAAGCTTTGAACATCTTTGGCAGGCATACATCCGACACACCCAAATTCTGTGATTACGTAGAAAGCTGGACTACCTTCGTATTCAAAAGGCTCAAGTTCGATATCTGAAATCGAGATATCTTCCAGTTCATATATCTTGTCTGATAGAGAAGAGTAGTCATCAATGATATCCTTGTTGCTATAACCACAATAGAAATCAGTTTTACAAGAAGTCTCTCGAGCATCATCTACAAGTTGATTTAATATTTTTCTTCTACTTGTACCATCTGGATTATCGTAAGGAATTCCTACAACATTAAAACTAAAAATTTTTGTATATCTTTTAGGTTTGTTGCTCTGCTGCTCAATAGATATGTTTTCTCCCTGCTGTGATTCAGACTTTAATTTAACAGCCTTATCATTTATAGTAGCGATATTATCGTCTGCGCTAGGTGTCTGAGGCTTTATAGCGTTTGATTCAGATTTTTGGTTAACTCTAACTTTTAAACCCCAAAATATAAGGAGGACGCCAATCAAAACAGTGAGTAAACCGACAGATATATCCTTTGGTATATGGATTATACCTGAGAGAATAAATAAAGCACCAAATCCTATTAATAATTTCTTTTTCATAGCAAAGCCCTTCCTTTTTTACAACGCATGATACACGCCCACGCACTCACCAACCACAGAAACATTCTTACAGTCAGCAATCATAGGTTTAAATTCGGGATTGCAAGGCTGCATGATCACCTTATCTTCCTCAAAATAGCACCTCTTAATAGTTGCCTCGTTTTCGTCAATAAGCCTTATAGCATAAATCTTGCCATCATAGTAATCAAATACTTTTTTAATTAAAACAATATCACCGTCATTTATATCAATATCAATCATACTATCTCCCTTAACTACAAGGGCAAAATCAGCCTTGATAGTATGGTCAATCGTAAAGTATCCCATTTTTTCTTCAATAACAAAACAGCCATCTCCAGCACATATCTTGCCAACAATAGGGATGCGGTAAGCGGAGGGGTGAATAAGATTCTTAACATCGGAATAGTCATCAAATTCAATTCTAGTAATTTTATCTGTTTTTCCCAGTAAATAATCAATATCTACATTAAAATAGTCGGCAATCGTTTCTAAAGTCTCAAAATCAGGCTCACGCTTACCATTCTCATACATAGATATTGTAGACGTTGCTAGGTTTAAGGCGCTACCTAAATCAGTTTGATTTAATTGTTTTTCCATCCTTAATTGTTTAAGTCTAGTACGAAAATTCATTTTTTCACCTCCTGTATAAATAATATCACTTAAAGTGAAAAAATAAATATAATTTCACGAAATGTGTTGACAAAATGTAAAAACAGAATATAATATAATTACACACTTAGTGAAAGGAAGGAGGAAATATAATTGAACAATTATGCTGATGCTATAAAAAATTATAGGATTAAAGAAGGATATACCCAAGAACAACTTGGAGAATTGCTTGAAATTTCACCATCTGCTGTTGCGATGTATGAGAGTGGCGAAAGAGTACCACGTGATTCAGTAAAAATTAGAATTGCAAATTTGCTTAAAAAGCCAGTGGGGGAGATTTTTTTTAACAAATAATTACACACTTTGTAAAAAACGGCTAGTACATCCCTTAACCAAGCCGATAAAAGAAGAAAGGAGCGACGCTATGACAAAGACACAAATTAAAAAAGATTTAGAGAAGAGAACCGAAGCGATTGTCATAACTGCACCTATGGTCGCAAAAGTAATGCAGATGAGAAGATCCGAAGCATACGCACTATGCGAGGGTTGCAACTACGAGAAACGAGGCAGGAGCAAACTCTACTACATAGATGATGTAGCAGAGAGGCTTGCCAAGAGGATGATGGTTTGAATTTAGCGGACAAGAGTTAAAAAGAAAGGTTGAGAGGTGTTAGGAGGTTACTCATGAAAAAGCAGAGAGTTAGCACAGAAAGAGAAATAAAAAAGCTAGTAAATGAACTAATGCCATTACTAGACTTAGGAGGAAAGAAATATTTAATAGGACTATTAAAAGGAATTAAGGCAGCTAGGCTTCGTCAGATAAACACTTCTGGAAATGGGCAATTGCCTTGCGGCGTATCTCCTTATCAAGAGAAAAGTAAGCTTTCATAATATCAAGGTCGATAGGGTCGGCATCAGCCATAAGATCATCAAGGGAAATTTTAGAAAGTTCATTAAACATTTCCCCAGTGCCATATCTGAGCCAATCCTCACTAACGTTAAACTCACGGCAGATGGATTTGATATTAGCCTCTGTCAAGCCGTTTTTACCTGTTTCTATTCTGGATATAGCATTTCGTTGAACCCCAATGCGTTCTCCGAATTTTTCACCAGATAGACCTAAATAAGTTCTTAATTCTTTTACTCGATCGTTCATTATTTTGTCCTCCTTATGTAACCAGTATATACAGGAGAATAAAAAAAGTCAATAAAAATGTGAATAAAAAATACAAAAAGGTATTGACAATATCCATAAAAGATACTATAATGTGAACATAAGATACAGAAAGGAGGAAACAAGGTGAAGAAAAATAAAAAAGACGACCAACTCATAAAATTCGCATTAGCCACGGTGAGCTTAGAACTCATCAAGGCAATCATTGAGTTAATCGTCAAAATCATAGAACTTGTTGGGGGTAAATAACCCCAACGAGTTGCACCTTGATTATATATGAAAGACAAAAGAAAAGCAATAGAGCTAATGCTCAAAGCAACAATTGGGATTTTAACAGTCTCAATAATAATCACGATAATTAAAGCATTTAATTAGGAGAGGGGAGAAATCATGGCAGAAATTAAAATACTAATTGACGGCAAGGAACTTGAAGAAAGTAAAGAAGTTCAGAAAGTCACAAAAGAATTAAGCAAAACAAACAAACAAAAACTATTAGGATTTTTACAAGGTCTAGCCTTTGGGCAGAACTAGGAGAGAAAGATGGAAATCAAGGATTATGTAATTTTCAGTGAAGATTTTTCTGAGGCAATTCAAGTGTCATTTGCTTTGTCTCGCCACGATTGGTCTGAACTTCAAAAGTCAGAGCACTGGCATTTTGTAGAACGATTTCTTGCTTCAAAGGAAAATAAAGATAACCTGAAGAAGCAGAAAGAGAATCTAAATTGATAGGAATCTGTAATGAGTAATGTTTTTCCTTGTTAGTTATTGTATCTCCAGTCCTTGATGTTAATTGGAACACGAGCTCAGGAATAGGCTTGCAGGATATGTAATCATCGCCCTGTAACAGAGAGATTTTTGTTAGTGAAATAGGAAGCCTTGATTCATTTGCGAAACACAAATAAAGCAAGATGCCTTTTGAAGAAATGAGTTTAGCATAAATTGATAATGAAAAGTTTACACGATTCATATACCAAATATACAGCCAAGAAGATAAACCACCAATCAAAGCTAGAAAAGAAATTATCAAAGATAAAAATGAACACATAAATTAATCACATCCTTTCGGATAGATTATAACACAGATAGGAAGAATGAACGATGAAGGAATTTTTACCAGAAAATAAAGAAAAACAGAATGATGAATCAATCGATACATTTCTTGATATAGGTATACCGATAATAGTGTCTATCATTGGTTCAGTTATAACAAGCCTAATAGTTTTACGGTTATTAGTGCTGTAATGGAATGAATGTGAAGAAAGGAAAAACGATGGCAGAAGCGAAACAAGTAACTAGGAACTTAAACTTAAAAATTGCTGAAACAAACCTAGAAGAAGTAAGAGAGATTATTAATGAAATAAATCAAAAACTGGATGAAGCCAGCGTGCTGATGAAACAACTGGCTTCAATAGAATTAAAAATTGACGTTGACATTGATTGAGGAAGGGGAAAAACCGTGAAAAAAAAGTACAGGCTAAAAGAGTTTGGGCTTGCATGGTTCGCTATAAGGGTCATCCCAACTTTAATGTTTTTCTATCTTATCTATATCACGCTTTTTATGCTAGCCCCACAGTAGAAACTGATAAGAGGGCAGAAGATAGAATCTTGATAGTTAAGACGGTACAGGCTGAAACACCAAAACAGAAAGACTACATAGAAGAAACCGCAGAAAGTTATGGCATATCACCTAAACTTGTAAAAGCAATAATCAAAGTCGAGTCAGGCGGCAATGCCAATGCGGTTGGTGATAATGGGAACTCACTAGGGCTTATGCAGATACAGCCAAGATACCACGCACAAAGGCTAAAAGAGGGTGAGAGCCTGCTTGATCCAAAAGTGAATGTTCGGGTAGGTTGCGAGATTTTATCCGAGCTTATGGCAAAGTATAGCACGCTAGACGAAGCCTTGACGGTATATAACGCAGGGCACGACACAGGAAGCAGGGAGTATGCGAATAGAGTATATGAGGAGATGATGAAATGACACCACAAATAAAGAAAGACACCTCGAAAGGTGCCAATCAAAACCAAAATGATTATATCATGACAACCGCTGAAGCGCAAGTATGGAACAGGTTATCCCATAAACCGACAACCAAAAAACAGTTGTATTCGATGACAGGCTATAGCGACAGAGAAATTAGAGCGGCAGTGAAAATCCTTAGAGATAACGGTTACCCAGTTATAAGCAGTAGCAAAAGAAGCGGTTATTGGATAGCAAGAACTGAAGAAGAAAAGCAACAGTTAATAAAAGAATATAAAAGCAGAATAAGCAAAATGGAACGAACAATTAGGAGTTTAGAAAATGTCAGAATATAAAAATATTTACAAAATAAAAAGAGATATTTATTATCGCAACGTACAGTATGGCACAGCATCATATATTATCGAACTATTTCTTAAAGAAATGTCAGGGTGTCGAGCAGAACTTATGCGAGTACTCAACCACAAAGACGTTAGAAGTGAAAAGATAATGGAAGGATTGGCAGGTGTTGAGATTATGATTGATCAACTAAAAGAATCATTAAATCTAGGCTATGAAGAATTTGAAAAAATAAAAGAAAAAAAGATAATGGAAACCGCTGAAAAACTTGGCGTGATATAAAAAAAGAGGTAGTGCAAGATGAATAAATTAATTGATATACAGTCAGAACTTAAAGCACCAAAAGGGCAGTACAACAGATTTGGAGATTATAAATATAGAAGTGCAGAAGATATTTTGGAAGCAGTCAAGCCAATACTAAAAAAGCATGAGTGCTATTTGACATTAAGCGATGAGCCAGTATCTATAGACGGCAGACACTACATCAAGGCAACGGTAACGTTATGTGCAGAAAATGCTAGCGATGTAAAAGTGACAGCCTATGCGAGAGAACCCGAAACTAAGAAAGGTATGGACGAATCACAGATAACGGGTGCAGCATCCTCATATGCGAGAAAATACGCACTCAATGGACTATTTGCCATAGACGACACAAAAGATGCTGATACGGACGAATACGCAAACCAGACGGCAACTAAACAAACAAGCAATCCAGCAAATAAAAAGGCTACAGAAAAGCAAGTAAATATGCTCAGAAACATATTAAAAACTGATGAACAGATTTCATGGGCGCAGACAAAATACAACATTTCAGATATTGAAGATTTAACCATCGAACAAGCAAGCAGAATAATCAAATTGTATAAAGAAAAAAAGGAGAATAGACCGTCATAAAACGGCAAGGAAGGAGTTAAAAATGGAAATTACAAAGAAAGAGTTACTAGAATATTGTGCTGACGCAACGAAAGAACTTACAGAAGAGATGTCAGGTATTGACGGGCATGGAACACTCGTACTTATATTAACTGTTAGTGCATTTACATCAGTTTTATCAAAGAGAATGTTCCCGGAGGAAGAATAATGTATATTAACCCATTTGCCGCAGGAATCATAGTAACACTACTTGCAGAATTTATTGGATTTATAGTGCTTGCTATTGTAAAGAACAATCAGGAGGATAAAAAATGAACGAATTGACTATAAAAACACCACAAATTGAACTGTTTGATAAAAATGGAGAATTAGATGACATAGCAGTTGAAAAACTTATTTTCTTTGATGCTGAGTGCAAAAGACTTGAGAAAGCACTTAAAGAGGTAAAAGGCAAACTAAAAGATTACATGGAAGAAAACGGCATGAAGCAGAGGAAAACCGAAACTGGAACTATAACACTTATTGAGTCAAGCGAAGATGTAAGGTTCAGCCAAAAGGATTTCAAAGCAGACTATCCTGACTTATACAACAAATATTCAAAGTTATCACCTAAAGCCTCAAGTATAAGGATAAAAGCGATATGAAGCATGACATTGAGTTTATAGAAGATGGGCATTTGTACTTGGTTGATGGGGTTATTACCCCGTCAATCACCCAACTTTTAAAGTACAAATTCGGTAGAATGTATGACTTTGTAAATGCTAAGACTTTAAGTGAAGCGGCTAAAAAAGGAACTGCCGTGCATAAAGCCATAGAAGAGTACGAAAAAGAGGGCAAAGAGTCAGATTTTGAAGAATTGCGAAGTTATAAGCTACTTAAAGACTTGTACAAGTGGAAAACACTTGAAAATGAATTGCCTGTTGTGCTTGATATTGATGATGAAGTGCTGGGCGTTGGAACGCTTGATTTACTTGTTGAGATAGACGGTAAACTCGGAATTGGAGATATAAAAAGAACCTCAACGCTTAACAAAGAATATGTTGCATACCAATTGAACCTATACCGTATGGCATACGAAAGCACTTTTAAAAAACCGATTGATTTTCTCTTTGCTTTACACCTAAGAGATGACAAAAGGAAGTACCACAAAATACCGATAAATGAGGAACTAGCAATGGAATTTTTAAACGAGGCAAGAAATGAAATCGGTAGTGCAGAGTGAAAAAAGGTGTTATATATGCGGCACTTGTCAAAACCTAGAACGGCATCACATCTTTATGGGGCCTGATAGAAAACTAAGCGAGAAATATGGACTAACTGTTTATCTTTGCCATATGCACCATAATGAACCACCTGACGGAGCACACTTTAACATAAACACCAAAAGATGGCTACAAAGAGTTGGACAGATGGCATTTGAGCAAGAATATGGACATGAAAAATTTATGGAACTTTTTACTAGGAACTATTTATGAAAATTAAAGAAATTAGACTCGAACTCTTATACAAGCATGACAACTTAATAATCTCTTTAGCAAAAGGGCAACACGTAGAGGCTATGCAATTGTGCAACCCATGTGACCCTGAAAAGAATTATGAAATCATCATAAGAGAGAGGAAGAAAAAACGAAGCCTTGACGCCAACGCATACTTTTGGACACTATGCAGGAAATTAGCCGTTAAATTAAACGTTCCAGAAAAAGAGGTTTACAGAAAACTAATTACCGAAGTAGGCTCGTATGAGATGTTAGCAATTAAGACTGATGCAGTCGCTAGATTCATCACAGAATGGGAGAAAAACGGCATAGGCTGGATATGCCAAGAAGTAGGAGAGAGCCGCTCACAGAAAGGATTTACATGGATAAAAGCCTATTATGGCAGTAGCAGGTACAACACGGCTGAAATGGCAAGGCTAATAGACAGCATTATAGAAGAGTGCACTGAGGTTGGAATTGAAACCTTAACACCTCATGAGATAGAAATGCTGAAAAAGGAGTGGAAATGAGTGGAAGGAATGGATACATAAAATTACATAGAAAAATGCTTGACTGGGGCTGGTATCAAAATCAAAACGTAAAAGATTTATTTATACATTTACTTTTAATAGCAAATTTTAAAGAAAGCCAATTCGAGGATATGACAATTTATCCGGGGCAGATAATAACAAGTATAGATTCCTTGTCAAGGGCTACAGGAATGGCAAAGCAAAGTATAAGAACATCGCTAAAAAAATTAGAAAAATCCAAAATAATAACAAAGCAATCAACAAGCAGATTTACTCTTGTAACCGTTGAAAATTGGGAACTATACCAATGCGAAGATTTAGAAGTAACAAAGTCTTTAACAAACGAGCAACAAACGGATAACAAACGAGTAACAAACGTTCAACAACATCATAAGAATGCTAATAATGCTAAGAATGCTAAGAATAGTGTGTGTGTTATAGATAATAAAGCTATTTACAATAAGGACGATCAAAAGATTGGACAAAGACCACACACACACCCTTATGGAGAATTTGAAAATGTTTATTTAAAAGAGCATGAGTATGAGCAATTGTGCCAGCGATACATGCAGACAAAACAGCTAATTGAAAAAGTTAGTGAATGGCTAACGGAACACGAAAGAAAAAATCACTATGCGTTATGCCTGAAATTCGCTAAAAATGATGAGTGGCCTAAAAAGAGCAATAGTAGCTCAAAATGGGATAAAGCATTTGAGGAAAACAAAAAAAAGGCAGCACCAATGCCAGAGCATATGAGAAAAAAATATAAAATTTGAGGAGTAAAAAATGAATTCAGTAAACTTAATTGGGAGATTAACAAAAGAGCCACAGGTAAGATATACAGGTGATGGACTAGCAGTTGCAAGTTTTACGCTTGCAGTAGATAGACCAGCGAAAAAGGGAGAGAATAAACAAGCAGATTTTCCAAGAATTATTGTATTTGGAAAACAGGCTGAAAACTGTGAAAAGTACCTTGCAAGGGGCAGATTAGTTGCAATCATGGGACGTATACAGACTGGAAGTTACGAGAAACAAAACGGTGACAAAGTATATACAACCGATGTGGTAGCAGATAGAGTGCAATTCCTTGAATGGGGTGAAGATAGGGCAAAGAGCCAAGCACCACAAAGACCTACACAGACACAGCAAGAGGAATTTCACGGATTCAGCAAGGTAAAAGACGACTTGCCATTTTAGGGGGCTTCATGTACGAGAGAAAATACGATTTCAAATCACGTGGCAAGCAAAGACCAAGAGCAACAAGAAACGGCCGTATGTACACACCTAAGCAGACAGTGGAATTCGAAAAAATGGTAGCGACAGGCTGGGGCTATCCTAGACTCAGCAAGGAAATAAGAGCAGAGGTTGATGTATATGTCAAGATTCCAACAAGTTTTACCAAAGGTAAAAGGCTTGCGGCAGAGCAGAATATAATCAGACCTACAACAACGCCTGATATAGATAATATTCTAAAGGCCATATTTGATGGGCTAAATGGCGTGGCTTATGAAGACGATAAGCAGATTGTGGAAGTTGCGGCCAATAAGTATTACAGCGACAGAAACTATTTTGTGGTAAGGGTTGAGGAGTTAAAACGTGAGAAAGCCTAGAGTTAAAAACAAATATAATTTAAAGCCAAAGGATATAGAATGTGCCGAGATACTTGATAGGGATAGGTTGAAAGAGAAGCCATTTCGTAGGAATGACGTTGTAAAGGCATGGTTCTTATCAGAGTGGGTTGGTGATGAAGAAGATAGAAAGTATGATACAGGGAATTGGTATCAAATATCCTTTTGTGATTCAGGAGAAATCAAACTACTTTGTACGTGTATGGAAATGCTATCATACAATTTTAAGACTTTTTTCAATCCAAACGAAATAGACCATGAGAACGATTTAATATTACAGGAAAAGCTGCTTAATAGGCTTAATTGGCTTATAGACGAAAGGATAGTAAGAATATGAAAGCACGGAAATGGGACTATAAAACAAGAAAATATTATGACTATGACCTACCTGAAGAGGCATGTCTATACAGCGATGATATGGACAAAGTAATAGCATGTCCTCAGTGCGGACGAAAAATGCTATTTGGTGATGGCTACACATCAAGGCAAATACATACTGAGCACGGGTTGGGCTATGCAGTATGCGAACAATGCCATGTAAAAGACTAGAGACATTAAATAAAATCAAGCGTGGTGAATATGAATATCCATTTATCCAATATACGGATGGAACGAGTAATTACTATTACAGGTTAGATCTGCTGTCCTATATGTCTACTGAGGATAGAGAGTATATCTCAGTCGATGAATTAGAGAAGACGATGTGGTCTTATACTGTGAAGAAGGAAAAATTCCCTTTTAAAGTTATGGTTGATGATAATACTGGATTTTAATTCGAGAGAGGAGCAAGAAAACGATTAAAACAGATAAGGTAGTATACAGGACAAGAACACTAGAAGAGTACGACTGGCTGATGGAGAAACTAGAAGAGGCAGGGTGCACGTGGGGCAACGGATGTCCACTAATTGATGGTGACAGGGATTGGATTTTGGCTAGGGCAGCTTCTAATATATGGGTAAGGAATAAAATAATTTCATATTCTGAAGCGAAATTCTTTTATGATTATTATAAAGACAGGCAAGATTATGAAATCATAGAAGTATCAGACCTAATGGAGGAAGAAATGGACACTCAAGATAAAACTGAGGAAGAAACGGGCACAATAGATGAACTCGAAGCCATTCATAAACAGCTGACTAACCAAATTGCGGATTTAAGAAAGCAAGGCAAAGAACCAAAAGCGGTTGAATATACCATCAGGGTTTGCTTTGAATGATAGGAGCGAAGAATGTTTAAAACGGATAAGGTGATTTATAGAACTAGAACGCAGAGAGAATATGATTGGCTGATGCAGGAACTAGATGAAGCAGGGTGCGGGTGGGCAAGCAGAGTAAAACTTCTCGATTTTAATCTGTTTTGTGAATATGGTTCAGGCTTTTGTGTTCGTTTGGAAAATAAGAAGGTGAAATATGCGGATTTTAAATTTTATAAGAATGACCGATACTATAAAGATTATGAATTTATTGAAGTATCAGACCTAATGGAGAATGAAAAGAAAACAACAAATGAACTAATTGAGCAAGAAGATAAGCAACGAAAATTAAAAAGATAGTATACACAACAGAGGTTTACTTTGAATAAGATAGCATGCAGGAATTGCAAAAGGCGGCATATAGGTTGCCATGCAGATTGTAAAGAGTACAAAGAATATAAAAAGATGATAGAGCGTGAAAAAGAAAGCAGAACGGCTGACAAGGAATACTACAGTCATAAAAACGATGTGTTTAAAAGGTCAGGGGGTCAGAGGTGAGAAAAGTTAAAATATGCAAGTGGTGCGGGAAAGAGTTTATTAGCACTGGCAAAGAACAGATTTGCAGCGATGAGTGCAGAAAAGAATCGTATAAGGCATATAAACAAAGGTATAACAGAGCACGGTATCAAAAGAAAAGACTAAAAGAAAGAGAGAAAAAATCCAACCTAAATGAGAAGATTGCTGAAGCGAACCGCAGAGGAATAAGTTATGGCGAGCTTCAGGCAGAAAAGTTTATAGCACAGTCGAGGATAAGCCTTGAGGGGTAGGAGGCAGAAGTGAGCACTGCAAAGGAAAAGTTACAAGAGATACAAAAACTTGATAAAGCCATTCAGTATAAACTTGAAATAGCAGATGACTTAAGACAGGGAAAACTGCCGTGCATAGCAATGGACAAAATCGGAAGTAGTGGAACATTCATCAGCAATCCAACTATGAATACTGCGCTAAAAATCGCAAAGTTAAGCGAGCAGGTGGACAGAGATATTAACAAGTTATGCGACCTTAAGTGTGAAGTGGAAAAAGCACTAAGAAAACACCTCAACGCTTCGGAATATGAGATTTGCTACTTGCGGTATTTTAAATATAAATCATGGGACGAGATTGCAAAGTGGACAAACTACTCAATAAGAGCTGTATATAAAATACATACTGATGCACTAAATAAACTAGATCCAATTATAAAAACAGTGCAGTAAAGTGCAGTCGAAAGTGTGGTATAGTGTAGGTGTGAAAAGAGATAAAAAATATCACTCCTTTATATCATAAATTCACTTAAGGGCACTCAGCGATTGAGTGCCTTTTACATTGTTTAAAATTTTGGAGAAAAACATTGGCTAAGCCGTGGGCAAAGAAGTTTTATAATTCAAAACCGTGGAAGTCAGCAAGGCAGGCATACATTGTAAAAGTACATGGACTATGCGAACGTTGTGGAGCACCAGGATATATAGTCGACCATAAGATAGAGCTGACTATATACAACATTAACGATCCAAACATAACGCTCAATGAAGATAATTTCCAGTATTTATGCCTTAAATGTCACAATAATAAAACATTTGCCAAATATTCAGCAGTACAAGAAGGATTAGAATTTGATGAGAATGGAGAAATTGTAAAAATAGCCCCCCTTTCCAATTAATAGAATTCTAAAAGCTAAAGACCGGCGTCATTTCTCAGATTAGTGCGCACCTCACATGCGTGACCCCCCTCCCCAAAGGAAGAGGAAGGAGAAAAAAGTATGGCAAAGATAAAAAAAGAAACAAGAATTAAGAGAGAGAATAAGAGATTAAGAAATAAGTATAAAGAGTTACCAGAAGATTTCCTAGAAATCGTAGATGGGCTACTGGATGAAGCGGCATTTATGAGAGTTGAGCTTCAAGACATGAAAGAGGATATGATTGCAAATGGACGAATTGAGAAGTTTTGCCAGTCTGCAAATGCAAAACCGTATGATCGTGAAAGACCAGTAGTAAGACAGTACAATCAGATGGTCAGAAACTATCAAAATATTATCAAACAGCTAGACGAAAAACTACCAAAGCAATCAGAGATTCCTGAAAAGCCTGATGGCTTTGATGAATTTATTGATATATAAAAAATGACAAATTATATCGCAAATTACTATGAGAAAATACGAAATAAGGAGATAATAGCACCTAAAAAAGTAGAAAAAACATATAGGTATCTTGCAAAAAAACTTGATGGAACTATTGATGATGGATATACATTTGATAGCAAAAAAGCACAAAAAATTATAACGTTTTTTGAAAAATATTTAAGACACTCTAAAGGAAAATGGGGTGGCAAATTAATTAAATTAGAACTATGGCAAAAGGCAATGCTTAGTGCTGCTTATGGCTTTGTAGATGCAGATGGATACAGGCAATTTCAAAGAATAATCCTTATTGTTGCAAAGAAAAATGGAAAATCATTCATTGCATCAGGAATTGGGCTTTTTCACTTAACAGCAGATGGAGAACCAGGTGCCGAGGTTTACTCGGTAGCAACAACAAGAGATCAAGCTAAAATCACATGGCTAGAAGCAAAGAGGATGCGCAATAAGTCAAGCGCACTTAAGAAGCGTACAAGAGCAACTATCTCTGAAATTGCTTATGACGCTATGGACTCTATTTTTAAACCACTTGCATCAAATGCAGATACACTTGATGGACTTAACGTGTTTTGCGCACTTATGGACGAGTTCCAGCAATGGAAGCTTGGGAGAAAACTATATGACATTGTGGCTGATGGTGTTACAGCAAGAGATGAACCTATGATATTTATGACATCAACTGCTGGTGTTGTACGTGAAGATATTTACGATGAGATCTACTCGGAAGCTACAAGAATTATAAATGGATATGAGGATCCTGATGGATATAAAGATCCTAGAACGCTTGCCATTATATATGAGCTTGATGATAGAAAAGAGTGGACAGATCCAAAGGCATGGATAAAAGCAAATCCGAATCTTGGAGTATCTAAAAGCATAACAGCACTTAAAGAAAAAGTGGAAAGAGCAAAGCATAATCCACAACTGATTAAAAATTTGCTAACTAAGGAGTTCAATATTCCTGAAACAGCAGGTGAAACGTGGTTAAGCTTTGAAGACATAGACAATAGAGAAACATTTGACATAGGAGAATTAAAACCTGATTATGCGATTGCAGGAGTGGACCTATCAAGGACAACTGACTTAACATCTGCAGCGGTTATATTTAATTTGCCAAATGACCCTAAACTTTATGTCAAGTCTATGTTCTGGATGCCGTCTGAATTTGTAGATAGAAGAATAAGAGAAGATAAAATACCTTATGACAAGTGGATTGACCAGGGCTATTTAAGAGTATGCGAAGGAAACATAATAAACTATAAAGATATAATTGCTTGGTTTGAGGAATTAAGAAACGAGCATGATTTGTATATTTCCTGGATTGGATATGATGCATGGTCAGCACAATATTTTGTTGACGACTTAAAACATAAGTTTGGTGAGTTTGCACTTGAAAAAGTATATCAAGGCAAGCAGACACTTTCAGCGCCTATGTACAGTTTAGGTGCTGAGATACAAGCGAAAAATGTTATTTATAATAATAATCCAGTTCTAAAGTGGAACATGACCAATGTGGCTATAGATGTTGATAAAAACGGAAACATACAGCCTATGAAGTCAGCAAATGCCAGGCAGAAAATTGATGGTTTTGCCGCTTTATTAGATGCTTATGTTGCAAGGGATAGACATTTAGAAGAGTATAAAAACTTAATAGGAGGATAAATGGGCGTTATAAACATGATTAAAAATGCCTTTACAAGAAAAGAATCTAGTGGAAATTTTGAAATGATTTCCATGCGAACAGGTTCTTTTTTTAGTTATGAAGGACGATTATACGAATCGGATATTATAAGGGCGGCTATTAGACCAAAGGCTAGGGCAATTGGCAAAGCAGTTGCAAAACACATTCAAAGAGACCAGAAAAAAGGGACTCTGAAAGTCAACGAAGATCCCAAAATTCGATTTTTGCTTGAAGAACCGAATGAGTATATGACTGGTCAGATGTTCCAGGAAAAGATGGCTGTACAACTTGAATTAAATAATAATGCATTTGCTTTTGTTGAAAGAAACCAAAATGTTGTAACAGCGCTATATCCTATTGATTGTAGATCATTTGAAATCCAGGTAGACGAAGCAAAAGAGTTATACATTAGGTTTCTAATGCATGATGGGCAGTACTGGATCGCTAGATATGCGAATATAATACATCTTCGAAAAGACTATGGAACGGATGTGTTTCTTGGTAGTAGCCCAGGCAAAACATTAACGGATTTGATGGATGTTGTAGGAACAATGGATCAAGGGCTTGTTCATGCAATAAAGAATTCGACTGTGATTAGATGGCTACTTAAATTTGCAACAGCATTAAAGCAAAAGGATCTAGAAAAAAGAGCAGCAGAGTTTGCGCAAATTTACACATCAACAGAGGCTAAAACAGGTGGTGTTGCAGCGGTAGGTGCAGATGCAGAGGTCATAAGGGTTGACACACAAGACTATGTACCAAATGCTTTGCAAAATCAGAATATTATAAAAAGAGTTTACGCATATTTTAATACTAACGAGAAAATAATCCATTCACAATACACAGAAGATGAATGGATTTCTTATTATGAAAATGTAATTGAGCCTGATCTAATCCAGTTTTCAAACGAGCTAACAAGAAAACTATTTACAAGAAAAGAACGCAGTTATGATAACAAAATTAAACTGGAAGCCTCTAACTTGTCATTTGCATCTATGAGTACCAAGTTGCAACTAGTCCAATTTGTAGATAGAGGCATGATGACACCAAATGAAGTTAGGGAAATCATGGGATATGCACCAGTAGAAGGCGGTGATGTCATGGTTAGAAGATTAGATACAGCACCAACAAGACAGGAGGATAACGATGCAGATTGATATTAGAGGACCAATAATTCCAAATGATTATGCTGAAGTATACGAATGGCTAGGCATGGAATACACATCACCCAATATGGTTAATATAGGTGATACCGATGAGGATATAACCGTAAATATAAATTCAAGCGGTGGTGATGTTTTCTCAGGATCAGAAATATACACAAAGCTGAAAAATCACAAAGGGAAAGTAACAACGGTAGTAACGGGGCTTGCTGCAAGCATGGCATCAGTAGTTGCAATGGCAGGTGACGTGATAAAAATGTCTCCAACTTCACAGATGATGATACACAACGTGTCAACATTTACTGCTGGAGATAAAAACAACATGACTCATGAAGCAGAGGTGTTAAGTGGCTGCGACAAAACAATTGCGAATGCTTATAGGCTAAAAACTGGACTCTCGGAAGATGAATTACTTGCTCTTATGGATGATGAAACATGGCTAACTGCCCAAGATGCTAAAGAAAAAGGATTCATTGACGAGATCTTATTTGACGATGCCAAAACACCTGTACTGCTTAATAGCGAGACACCGATACTAGCAAAAGAAGTTATAAGCAAAGTAAAGAATCAAATTCATGGAGGTAAGATGAGCAAGGAATTAAAGCAGGTGTTAGAAGATGAAGAACTAACAAATGTAAAGCCTGACGAAGAGGAAAAAGAAGAAAGCCCAGATGAAAAAGAAGAAACTCAGGAAGAGACCCCAGACAAGAAAGAAGTAGCACCTCAGGAAGAAGATCCAAAGGAAGAGGAAACTGAGGAAACTACTGAAGAAGAAAAAGAAAAGGATCCAAAAGAGCAAAAGGGCAATTTAGAAGCAAAGCTAAACAATTTTAATTTAAAGGATGAAATTCTACCAAGAGCAGAAAACAAGGTTGGAGAATTTAAAAACGAAGCAGAAGGGAAAATTTTAAAAACAATTGGAGGTACAAACGAAGTGAAAAACAATTACAGAGAAGCATTTTTAAACTCGATTTTAGGCAAGAACCTAACAGCAGCAGAGAAGGCAGTTATTGACGAGGAAAATAAGAAATTTAACAATGCATTTACGCATGACACAACAAATACTGCGCTAGTAATCCCAAGAACTACCCAGGACAAGATCTGGGCAAGGGCAACAGAAGGATATGGAGTGCTTGAAGATGTTGTTAGATTAAATGTGAAGGGTGAGCTTAGAATGGTTAAGCATACTGCAATCACAGATGGTGATGCTAAGTGGTATGTTGAAGGAACTGACACAGAAGATGAGAAAAACACTTTTGGAGAGCTAATCCTAAAGGGGCATGAGCTATCTAAAGCAGTAACAATTTCATGGAAGTTAAAAGCTATGGCAATGGATGATTTTGAAAATTATCTAATCAATGAAATTGGACAGAGAATTTCCGTAGCACTAGGTACAGCAGTTACAAAGGGAGACGGCAACAATCAGCCAAAAGGAATAATCAAAGCACTAGAAGCTGACAAAGATCAGCAAGTAGCAGTAAAAGAAACTGGAAAACTCACTTATACAGAAATCACATCTGCTGTTGCTAAGATCCACTCTAGCTACAAGAAGGGCGCTAAAATTTACGCTAACTCAAACGTTATATGGACAGTGCTTGCTAATGTTGTAGATGGAATGGGAAGACCGTTCTTCATGCCAGCAGCAGGAACTGACGGAGTAGCAAATATTTTAGGTTTTACTGTAAAAGAAGATGCATCACTAGATGACAAAGAAATAATTATAGGTAACGTTCCACAGGGATATGTTTTCAACGTAAACGAGGAAATGTCAATAACAGTAGAAGACCATGCAAAACCAAGAAAGACAGACTATGTTGGATATATGGTAGCAGATGGAGATGTAATTGACACTAAGGCATTTGCACATCTTAAACTGGTACAGGCAGTATAGGAGGAATAGGAAATGAAAATCAAAGTCACAAGGCTTTTTCATGGCATTGAAGAAGATAGAGATTTTTCACCAGGAGAAATCCTTACAACAAAAGAGTGCACGGAAGATAGATTGAAACTATTTGTTGAAAAAGAAGTAGCTGAGGCAATCGAAGAAACACCTTCAGAAGAAACACCTTCAGAAGATGCACATGCAGCGGAAGAACCAAAGAAAAGAACTGTAGCTCGTAAGAAAAAGACAGAGGAGTAATGATATATGGCTGTATCCAAAGAAACAATTATTTCAAAAGTCAAAACCGCACTAAGGATTAGAAGTAAAGATGAAGGGCTAAATGAAGAAGTTGCGGACTTAGTTGATGCAGCCATACTTGATTTAGCCTCATCTGGAATTAACGAAGATTTAGAAAATAAATTGTTTGCACAGGCAGTAATTGTTTACTGCAAGGCACAATTCGGTTTTGACAATCCTGATTCAGAAAGACTAAATGAGTCGTATATAAGCATGAAGCATAAGATGATGAACATGGAGGCTTACCGTGAGAAGTAATGAGATAGCAACTCTTATAACAACTACATACGAGCCAGGCGATTTTTCAGACGAAGGGAAAGCTGTCGAGACACGAAGAGAAGTCTATATTAATTCATACAGCATGTCGCTTAATGCAAAACTAAGTGCTGCCAATGAAAAACTAGATCTAGTTGGTAGATTCGAAATGTGGACATTCGAATATGCAGGGGAAAAACTAGTTGAAGTTGATGGCAACACACATCAAGTTTTGTCAGTAGATAAGCGAGGAGATAAAACTATAATCAGTTACGGAGACTACTTGAAATGAAGATCAACTTAGGTGAAGAGCTAACAAAAATACTAGATGATTACAATGAGCATGCCGTTGATGTTTTAAACTCTGCAATAGATGAAAGTGCCAAAGAAGCTAGAGATGAATTAAAAGTATCGGGAGACTTTAAAGACAGAACAGGCAAATACAGAAAAGGCTGGGCAGTGAAAAGTGGCCCACGATTCATGGGTGTAGAAAGCAAAATTGTTCACAATAAACCCAAATATCAATTGACACACCTATTAGAATATGGACATGTCAATAGAGATGGAAGCAGAACGAGGGCATTTCCTCATATCGCTAAAGTTGAAGCTGAGTCTGCTAAAACTTTTGAAAGGAAGGTAAGGGCAAAACTATGAATTTCCGGATATTTTACGAAAAATTAAAATCAGAATTTAAAATTAGCGTTGCCTATGATCACTTTGAATCAAAGCCCACTGTTCCATTTATTGTCTTTCTTGATGAAGGTAAAAGAGTCTATACAGCGGACAATATAAACTATTTTAAGTTTAATAACATCAGAGTTGAACTATATACAGATCGAAAAAATCTAGAACTAGAAGAACAGTTAGAGAATTTTTTTAATAGAGAAAATTTAATATTTGTGGATGACGGTAGCACATACATAGAAGATGAAAAACTATATGTGCACTACTACCACATATAATTGGAGGTAAAAAATGAACAAAAATAAAGTTGAATTTGGTACATCGAATTTTCACATAGGCTTGTACACAGTAACAGCATCTGGAGTAACACTAGAAAAACCGATGCATGTGCCTGGAATGAGAGCACTATCACTAGAAGCAGAATCAGAAGAATCTAAATTCTTTGCTGATGACACGATCTATTTTTCAGACTATAACGACAACGGCTTGAAAGGTGATCTAAACATGGCGCTATTCCCTGACGAATTTAAAACTAAGTTTTTAAATTATGCTGAGATGGAAGACGGCGGTATAGGACAAGTAAAAGGTATGCCAGGGAAACAAGTATACTTTGCATTTGAAGGAAAAGGTGACAAACAAAAGAGAAGACATATATTCTTTAATGCATCGCTTGGAGCAATTAAAAGAGAGCACAAAACAATTGAGGATGGCAAAGAAGTTGAAGAAGAATCTATTGCAATTACCGTTGTTGGAGACAATGCAAGTGGAATCCTAAAGGTTTCATATTCTCCTGAAGATACAGGGTACAAAACATTATTTGAAACACCAGCAATTCCAAAGGTAAAGCAGCAGATATAAGGAGAAAAAATGGCAGTACAGACAATTAAACTAGGGAAAGAACAAGTTTTAAACTTAGACTCTTCAATAGGTTGGTTGCTGAAATATAGGGAGCAGTTTGGCAGAGATATTCTGCCAGATTTGCTCCCTTTGCTTACAGCAGGGGTCGACTTTGCTATAAGCACAGCAGCAGGACTTGAAGGTGGACAAGTATCGATGAAAGATCTAGTTGAAAATTTAGATAAAGATGCAGTTGAAAGCATAATGATGGATATAGCAATGCTAGAGTCTACAACGGTTATTAATATTATATGGGCACTCAATGCAAATTATAAGAAGAGGAATGGAGAGGATGGTCAGTCGCCTGAAGAGTGGGCAGAAACAATGGACTATTTTCCTCTCGATGTAATTTTACCGAAAGCATTAAAGCTAATCATGGAAAGTACGGTATCAACAAAAAACTTGAAACGCCTTCAAAGCCTGGGAAAAATGATAAACCAATCCAACTTGATACTATCATCGTTGGAGCAATCGCAAGAGGACTTAGCTACGAAGGCGTAAATAATATGAGCATAGGGCAAGTAGTTGATTATTGTATCGAATATAACAAAGTTAATGAGGTTGAAAACTCAAAAGATGAAGACAAAAAGGCAGTTACAAGAGAGGCAACACAGGCTGATTGGGATAGGTTAGGTGGCTAAATGGCAGGAAATATCAAAGGAATAACAATTGAATTCGATGGCAATACAACAAAACTTAGCAAAGCGTTATCAAATATTAAAGAGAAAAGCAAGGGCGTTGATTCTGCATTAAGAAATGTAAATAGGCTACTTAAGTTCAATCCAAAGAATACTGAATTACTAGCACAAAAGCAAACAATTCTAAAGGATAAAATTCAGGCTACAAAAGACAGACTAGAAGCATTTAAGGAAGCACAAAAAACAATGGATGCTGGCAAGGTTGACAAGACATCAAAGGAATACCTTGAGGTAAGAAGGAATATAATCCAGTGTGAGTCTCAATTAAAAACATTTCAAGCCGAACTCAAAAGAACAGATTCAACAGCAGCGAAACTTGGCAGAGCATTATCAGATATTGAAAATCGAAGCAAGGCCGTTGATTCTGCGTTAAAAAATGTAAATAAAGCACTTAAACTCGATCCAAGAAATGTGGAACTACTAGCACAAAAGCAAACACTTCTTAAAGAAAAAATTCAATTAACAAAAGATAAGTTGGAAGCGTTTAAAGCTGCACAAAAAAGCATGGATGCCCAGGGTATTGACAAGACATCAAAGGAATACATGGATGTACGCAGAAATATCATGGAATGTGAATCGGAACTTAAAAAGTTTAATAGTGCGTTAAAGAGAACAAGTGCAGCGGCTTCGGTAGTTGGGCAAATTGGTTCAAAGTTTCAAGCTACAGGTCAGAAGATTAAAGAGGCTGGGCGTAAATTTCAGTATATCAGCATAGGTGCAGGCTTAGCATTTGGAAAAGCAGCTAAAGATACTGCTGAATATGAAAAAGCGCTTGCTAAAGTATCAACAATTTCTGATGAATCACAAGTACCAATAAAAAAACTGGGAAAGGAGATTTTAAAACTATCAAATACATACGGACTATCTTCAACAGAGTTATCAGAAGCAACATATCAGGCGCTATCTGCTTCAATTCAAACTAAAGACGTTGCAAAATTTGTTGAGACATCAGCAAAACTTGCTAAAACAGGTTTTCTAGAAACCAACGAAGCAGTAGATGTTTTAACAACTACAATAAACGCATATGGCTATAAGGCAAAAGATGCAGGAGCAATCTCAGACAAACTTATAGAAATTCAGAACAGAGGAAAAGTCACTGTTCAAGAACTTGCAAATAACATGGGACAAGTTATTCCAACTGCAGCGGCACTGGGTGTAAACTTTAACAATTTAGGCGCAGCATATATTGTTATGACCAAAAAAGGTATAGATGCAGCGAATGCTACAACATATACTCGTGCAATGCTTAATGAACTATCAAAAGATGGTTCAAAAGTATCTGGGGTTCTCCGTGAAAAAACAGGGAAGTCATTCTCAGAACTAATGAAGTCGGGCAAATCTTTAGGTGATGTTTTAAACATCCTTTATGATGCAACAGGTAGAAATGGAACTGAATTTAAAAATCTTTGGGGCAATGTAAGAGCTGGCTCAGGTGCACTTGCACTTGTACAAGGAGATGCAAATGCTTTTAATGAAGCACTTGGGCAAATACAAGGCAGTACGGGCAACGTTAACCGAGCCTTAGAAAAGATGAAAACGGCAGGAGCTTCATTCAAGAAGATATTTAATGCTCTTAAAAATATCGTGACAATTGTGACGGGGGCATTAGCAGAAAAACTTGCACCTGTAATAAGCTTTGTAGCAGACAAAATAACAGGATTTGCTAATACTCTTGCAGATCTACAAGGTAAGCACGATGGGCTTCTCGCAGCGATTGGTGCAGTCTTGCCTATACTTGCAGCAATAGCACCAGTATTGTTAATCACTGGTACGATGATGGAAAAATTTGGATCGTCTTTAAGTACAATAGCAAGAATTGCACCAGGGTTTTCAGGCGCATTAGGAAAAGCATTCGGATTCCTTAAAGCAAATCCAATCCTACTTGTTGTAGCTGCTCTCGCAGCACTTGCTTTAATGATTGGTAAAACAGGCATGTCAGCAGAACAAGTTTCGAATAAGGTAGCAGGCTTTGTGAATTCTGCGGTTAATATGATCAATGGCATTGTATCTAAATTACCTGAGATAATAAATAGTTTAATTAAAGGACTAATTACTATGCTACCAGCACTAGTTCGAGGTGCAGTGACTTTATACATAGGTCTTGTACAAGCATTACCAAAGATTTTGCCAGCATTAATACAAGGATTAATTCAACTAATAACGATGGGCATTCAAACGTTGCCAGCAATGATGCCAATAGTAATAAATGCAGCCATACTACTTTTTATGGAAATAGTGAAAGCAATACCAGCAATAGCAGTGGCTTTAATCCAGGCTATGCCACAAGTCTTAAATGCAATACTTGCAGGGCTTCAACCAGTAATTGGAATTGTTGGAGATGTATTCACGAATGTAAAAAATAAAATCGTAGAGATTTGGAATAACATAGTCGAAAGCGTAAGCCAGATTATAGAAGGTCTAAAACAATCTATAAGTGCCGCATGGGAAGTAATAAAATCAGCTACAAGCACAATCTGGGAAGGAATAAAAGCTGTAATATCTGGCGCATGGGACATAATAGTTTCAGTAGCCCAATTCTATATACAAACTTATATAACTATAATCACGACAGCTTGGAACGCAATTAAAGCGGTTACCAGCGCAGTTTGGAATGGCATAAAGTTAGTAATAACGACTGCATGGAATCTTATAAAAAATGGTGTTACAACTGCAATTAATGGCGTAAAATCCATTGTTGAAAATATTTGGAACGGAATAAAATCCGTAACAAGCACCGTCTGGAACGCTATTAAATCAGCGATTACAAGCCCAATTAAGGCAGCATACAACGCAGTTTCAAATATCATACAGAGGATGAGGGCATTGTTCAACTTTAGCTGGAAACTGCCACACTTGAAACTACCACACGTAAGTATATCAGGTGGCTTCAGCTTAAAACCTTTGAAAGTGCCACATTTTTCTTTGAAATGGTACAAAGAGGGCGGTATCTTTGACAAACCAACGATTGCTGGAATAGGTGAAGCTGGAAGCGAGGCAGTATTGCCAACTCATAAACTTGATAAATTCCTTAACGATGCAGTTGCGAGGGTAACAGCTCAAAGAGACACAGAGATTGTTAGTGCACTTGGGCAAATACTACTTGCCATTCAAAATATGGATGCAGGTATGACAGACAAGTTAAAAATATACCTCAACACAGGACAGCTCGTCAGCGAGACAGCACCTATGTTTGATGAGGCACTTGGTAAATTGGCATATAGAAAGGCTAGAGGATGAAGACAATCATATTAGATGGCAAAAATCTATATAACGAATATGGGCTAGTATTAAATTCATATAGTGAAAAAATGCCAGTTCCTAAGGTAAACAAAATAGAAATACCTGGGCTTGATGGTTACATAGATATTACAGAAGCTATTATTGGAAGGGTTGTTTATAGCGAAAGAGAAATAACTGCTAAATTGACTGTAACAGGGAACAAAAAAACCATAGAATATAATTTATCAGATTTTTTCAATGCTTTTCATGGCAGGCAGGTTAAAATAGTGCTCCCTGATAGAGACGGATATTTGGAAGGGCGTTGCATTATCGAAGACACAGAGCGGCATATTAGAAGCGGTATAATTACCGCTTCTTTTATTTGTCAGCCGTTTTTTTACGACAATACAGAGGCTGGTGACCCCGATTGGCTATGGGACCCGTTTTCGTTTGAACAAGGCATTATATACCCTACATCTTATGCAATTTCAGGAGAAACCACAATCAATGTACCGTCAGCGCCTAAGTCAAGCACACCTATAATAAAATCAACAGCGGATATGACGTTAACATTTAAAGGTGAAGTATATCAGATAAAGACAGGTGAAAACCGTATGACAGGTATGGTGCTTGAGGGCGGCTATAATCAAATGACAGTAACAGGTAATGGAACGCTAGTTTTCGTTTATCGAGGAAAGAGATTATAAATGTATTTTATATATTGTGATGGCGAAAAAATCTATGACTTAAGAGATGAGTCACTGCTACTTGTCAGCCCTAAGTTAGCGCTTGAAGATAATGCGTCAGGCAGCTTGTCTTTTAATATTGGAACATACAACGAACACTTTGACAAAATCAAACTCATGGCGTCAAAAATAGAGGTTTTCCAAGATAAAGAAAAAATCTTTGAAGGACGACCAATAGACTCTCATGAAAATTTCAACAAAACAATATCATACCAGTTTGAGGGTGCGCTTGCATATCTATGCGACAGTATGCAAAGGGCGAAGAAATATCAGGGGATTACAGTTGAAAAGTACCTAAGCGACCTACTAGAAATCCACAATGCACAGGTAAGCGAGGATAGGCAGTTTAAACTTGGAGTTGTAACGGTTAAGGATAGCAATGACTATGTATACAAATACACCAACTATGAGAGCACGCTTGATGTTATCAAATCCGATTTACTCAAAACATATGGTGGACACCTAAGAATAAGATATGAGAACGGCACAAGATACCTTGACTACTTAAAAGACTGGGCAAGGACATCAGCGCAAAGGATTGAACTAAACTCAAATTTGCTTGATATAGCCAAAAACTATGATGCAACTAAAATTGCAACTGCGGTAGTGCCTAGAGGTGCAAGCCTAGAAAAAGACCCTAGCGACAGCTCACCACTTGAAAAAAGAGTGGATATAACAAGCGTAAACGGTGGGCTGGATTATGTACAGTCAGACGAGGCAGTTAAGAAATACGGATTTATATGTAAAACGGTAACTTGGGATAATGTGTCGGTGCCAGCGAACCTAAAAAGAAAAGCGAGTGAGTATCTAAGCGACACGCAGTTTGAGAACCTGCAACTTGAAGTCAAGGCTTTTGACCTTTCTATGGTCAGCGATGTGGACAATATAAGACTACTTGATGAAGTGAGGGTTATATCAAAGCCGCACGGACTTGACAGGCTTTTCCCAGTGACAAAACTTGAACTCCACCTTGACGACCCAGCACAAAACACTTTCTCGCTTGGAGCGCAAGAAGTCAAAAGAAGCGTGAGCACAGGTGTTGCAAAGGTGCAGGAGAAAAGCATTGAAATCGAAAAGAAAGTAGAAACTGTCGAGCAAAAGTTTGACAACTACCCGACCAAAAGAGAGGTAAGCGCTGAGATTGAGACTGCTGAGGACAGCATAACTATAAGCGTTTCAGAAAAGACAAAGAAAGAAATTAACGGTAAACTAAAGGACTACTATACAAGAAGCCAAATTGATGTGAAAACTGACTCTATAGAATCTGAGGTTAGGACAAAGATTGATGAGCGTGAGTTTGGAACGAAAATCGTGCAGAATGCTGAATCTGTCAAAATAGCATGGAACGACGGCACAAGGGTTTTGGACTTTCAAAGCTATGGCATGGATATATATGACTACTCTAAGACAAGCAGCAGTCTAAGGGCAAGACTCGATGAGAAAGGCTATCACTTTTATAGAAGTGGCTATTATCTAGGCAAAATTGGAACAAATGTATACGTAGATGATGCATCAAAAAAAGGGCTTGTATTTGACCTTACGTATGACGGAGCGTATATGTCATGGGCAACACAAAATAGCGCTTCAGACAGTTTATATACGCACAAGTTTGCTTATGTTTCGAGAGGTTTTGCAACTTATTCATCTGATACGCTAAACGCAGGGTGCAATCTGGATATGCACAATTTTCAAATTAGAAACATCGGAAACGGTATGAATGCTACAGTCGTCGGTATGCTCCCAACATCAATTGGAAGCAATGGTGTTGTTAGTAACTGGACCACTAATTTTAGATTAGTTTTCAGAGATGGACTTTTAACGGAGGCAACTGTATGACAGAAGAAAATAGATACAAAATAGAAGAGGGTGAAAAAACCGCAATTTTAGAGGAAGCAAAAACTCAGAGTGCTACTGACAAGGTTTTTACAAAAGATGAGGTTTTAGCGATGATTAAGGAGGTAATTCAAGATGGATATATCCTTGAGGATAGCAAGGGCAAAATCACAGTTGAAAGAGAGAACCGTTGAACTTGCAAGGGCTGAAGGACTGCCACCATCAATCCTAGAAGGCATTGTGTATGATGTTTTATGCACGGTTAAGGAAATGACAGAGGCAGAGCGAACGGACGACCTAGAGAAACTATTAAAAGAAAGGGAAAACGATGATAAATCTGAAACCACTAATTGAAACTTTTAAAAAAGCCATATATGGAAGAGATGTGAGGCAGTCAATAGTTGACCTTGCACAGGCTATCGGAGATAACCACAACGAACAGGAAACGCTGAGAAACGAAGTTAAGACTTTAAACGCTGACACGAAAGAAGAAAACAGACAGGGCAAAGAGTACATCACAAACAAAACGGCTGAGATGGACAATGCTATAACTGCAGGCAAATCCACTATAGAAACCACCGTGTCTACTGGCAAAGCGGCAGTAGACAGCAAGGTAAGTGAAGCAGTCAGCACGATAGGAAGCGGCAAAAGTGAACTCGATACTAAAATTAATGCTGGTATCGGAAAACTAGGCGCTAAAACCACGGAGGGTGAGCAGGCTCTTTCTGCAAAGACACAAAGCGGCATTTCTAGCCTAGAGCAGAAAACAACAAAAAGTACTCAGACGGTTGAGGCGGTTATCTCAAGGGCAAGCGAAAGCAAAGCGGCAGTTGATACTGCCATCACAAAAGCAGGGGAAAGCAAAGCGGCGCTAGAGAATACAATCCAAAAATCCGAAAGCGGCAAAACTAGCCTTGACAGCACTATACAGCAAAGCACTATAAAGGACAAAGAACTTGAATCCCACATCGCAGAAATTAACCAAATTATCGCAGATGGCAAGGCTGTAACTAAAGATGAGTTAAAAGCGGAAATTTTAAAACTCAAAGGCTTGAGCATTGAGGTTTTGGACACTCTTCCGGAGAGCGGCAAGGCAGGGGTCATCTACTTTATAAAGGCTACAACTGGAAGCGAGCAGAACCTCTTCGATGAGTATGCGTGGGTGCAAGATAAGTGGGAGATGATAGGAAGTAAGAGCATAGACCTAAGCCAGTATGTAGAAAAAGCAGAGCATGAATCATTTAAAAGAGATACAGTGAATAAAATTGGTGCAATCAAAGGAAGTGTTGAGAAACTTGACAGAAAGGTTGAAGCAAACATGCCACTTGTAAAAGTGGTCAGGCCTTTACCGAATTTTTCCGGTAAAGAATATGATTGCTTTTGGGTTTTGCAAAAAACGCCTTTAAATCTTAGTGAAGGCTCGGAGGCTTCGCCATTTAGTCATTACGTAAAAGCTTACTGCAAGGTAATTCTTGATAAGAATCGGTCACTTGTAATGGGAGATGCTCAAAATTCAGTACTCATGCTATCAGGCTGGGAGACCCCCGATGATATGCCAGATTTAGATTGTACTAAAATATTCCGACAGTTTAAATCCGCTGTATTTGGAAATGCAATTCAAAATCAATACGGTAATCCTCCCAAAGGTAAAATCGTGGATATAATTGTTGAGGGCAACACCTTAGGGATAAGCTTTAAGACTGAGGATTTACAATTAACTTTAAAAAATGAAGAAATCAATGTTGTGTGCGAGGCTTATATTTAGAAATCAGGAGAACGCATGGAATTAGAAAGAATATTATCAAACTGGATACCGATTTTTTTAGGACTTATAGGGCTTGCTAAGATTCTAAGGGTATGGCTCAAAGAGTTCGAAAAGAAGATAGAAGAAAAATATCAAGAAAGGGCAGAGGACGAGAGCCTCCACGACTCTATAAGAGAGATTGAGAAAAGACTTGACTCGCTAGATGCAAATGCTGACGGGACACTCGCACTACTAAGGTTCAGACTTAAAGAGGAAATATCAATTGCACTTTCGAGAGGACATACAACCGTTTCTGAGTATGAGGTTATATCAGAGATGTATGCTGCATACGAAGCGCTTGGCGGCAATCATACGATAAAGCATATGTATGAGGACTATAAAAAACTTGAGATAAGAAAGGACGAGAAACTATGAAGATTAACTGGAAAATCAGATTCAAAAACAAGGTGTGGCTTTTGACCTTTATTGGCGCAATCGTGGCATTTGCATACCAGGTATGCGCAATGCTTGGTATAGTTCCTAAGTTGGCAGAAGACCAGGTTATGGATCTTGTAAAAATTCTGCTAACACTCTTAGTTGGGCTTGGCGTTATTGTAGACCCAACAACAGCGGGTACTGCCGATAGCGAAAGAGCTTTAACTTACGGAACTGATGAAGATGTGAGAAAGGAAGAAAACTAATGGGATATGAGTATATCACTAAGTATGACAGTCCAAATTTTACACGTGGCAGAGAGGGCAATAAGCCGCAGTATATCGTAATTCACCACTGGGGGCAAGATGGTGCAAGCTTTTGGGGTGTTGTAAATTGGCTATGCAGGCGTGGCGGAAACTCGTCAGCACACTATGTTGTTGAGGCTGGAAGAGTGGCATGTATAGTTGATCCTGACGATACAGCATGGCACGCAGGGAACTGGTGGTACAATTTACGCTCAATCGGTATTGAGTGCCGCCCTGAGATGAGCGCAGGTGACTTTGCGACCGTGGCTGAGCTCATAAGAGAGTTATGGCGTGTATATGGGAAACTGCCACTTATAGGGCATAAAGATATAGTATCAACATCGTGTCCGGGCAGATATTATGCGAAATTATCAACTCTTAAGAGTATGGCTGAAAGTGGAAACATTTCAGCACCACCACACACAGGCGGCTGGAAGAGAAATGCGACAGGTTGGTGGTGGGAAGATAAAAACGGAACATATCCTACTAACTCATGGAAAAAAATTAGCGGTATATGGTACTACTTCAACGCAAAAGGCTATGCGGTTACAGGTTGGAACAAAATTGACGGCAAGTGGTACTACTTCAACTCGGACTGCAAAATGCAAATGGGTTGGCAGAAATACCAGGATACTTGGTACTATCTCGACGAGAAAAACGGCGGCATGGTATCGGACGAGTTCCGCAAAGTTAATGGTGCTTGGTATAAGTTTGATAAGGGCGGCAAAATGCTAGCAGATACAAAATTAACTGTCGAACCGTCAGGTGCTATACGTTAGAAAACTACATAAATCTCCTTTTCTCCCCTTAACTGGGGAGATTTTTTATTTGAATTATTTCACTATAAATTTGTTTTTAAATAATTTTTGTGGTATATTCTATATAAGAATAAGAATAAAAAGGAGGAAATGATTATGTTAAGTGCTATTGATGTTGCTAACTTTTTTATTTATTTGATGCCAGAAGCTGATAATGAAATTACAAATCTAAAGTTGAACAAACTCATTTATTTTGCACAAGGCTATAATATGCAAAGATATAATAAGCCTCTTTTTGATGATGAAATTCAGGCATGGCAGTATGGGCCAGTAATTCCATCAGTGTACCATAAATTTAAGGAATACAAAAATTATCATATATCAAAACCGACTAAGGATTTTGACATGACGAAGTATTCAGATGAAGATAAAGAACTTATGCTTGATGTAGCAAGAGAATATGGGAAATTTACAGGAGAAGCATTGCGTGATATTACCCACCAAATAGATTCACCGTGGTTTCAAGTATATGACCCGAACAGAAGAAACATCAAAATACCAAGATCAGATATTCAAGAATATTTTGATAAACTTCCTAGTATTGAGATGGAAGACATTGTATTTTCTGATGATTCATTCATTGGATATAGAGATGAAGATGGATATCTAGTATTACCAAAAGAATATGACATTTAAGCGTTGGGAAATATGGTGGGCTAAAGTTAAATTTGAAGATAGTGATGAAGTAAAAAAGCGACCAGTTCTTATTATTAACAGCAATGTAGTTGCTATAATCGCATATAAAATGACTAGCACTAATAGAGGTGATAAGTCGCCTAATTATCAAGTGAGAGAGTGGAAAGCAGCAGGCTTAACAAAAGAAACATCAATAAGATTTGATAAGGTGCTTAGGCTAAACGCTAATGACTTCGATACTAAAATAGGAGAATTAACTGAACGAGATAGATTATTAATAAGTAATCGTTTGCAAATTTAATAAACTTATCAACATTGTTGTTGCACGAAATATCGAAAGCGTCCTTGTCCTTTAGGGACGTTTTTTTATTGCAAAGAATAATCTTGACTTTTTCTAAAGGTACTATATATCCAAAAGTGCAAAAAAGTCGCTTAAATCGAAAATTAGAGCGTCATGTTTTCGTTGAAATTTCAATGGTTTTGAGTGAAAATAAAATATTAAAAAAAAGATAAAAAATTTATAAAAAAGGGTTGACATAGGTAGACACCTATGCTATAATTAAACCATAGAAAGGGAGAGGAAGGAGGTGATGAAGAAATGGACAAAGAAGAAATAAAAAACCTGCTAGAGTTACTTGAAAAAGCGTTAAATAGTGAGATAGTCGACAAACTTGTAATCACTATTAAGCCTAAAAAGTAAAATAACAGGTAGGGTGATGGATTTACCATCACCCTAATATTAACCTAAATTTGCATTATAGTCAAGGAGGAGTAAATTATGGAAGCAAAAGTTGAAGTTAAGTATAAAGATGGTAGTAAAGAAGTCAAATATTTCAGTCAAAAGAAATACGACAAGAAAAATACAACGCAGTTTAGAATGAAATTAAATAATAATACTGACAAGGATATTCTAAACTGGCTGGCGAATCAATCTAATAAGCAGGGTGCTGTTAAGCGTCTTATAAGAAATGAAATTGAGAAAAAGAAATAA